CGAGTTCCAGGTTCCCCCCGATGCGCCGCCAGTCCCCCGACAGCGCGCCGCCGTGCGCGAGCGCGAGACGCTGCTCGGCTGAGACGCCGGGCCTCACACGCCCGGCGACCCAGATGCCCGACGCGTCCTCCCCGGCGGCGACGTCGCACACCGCCAGCCCCGTGTCGTCGTAGTGGGCGGCGGCGGGCCGGTGCCCGAGTTGCGCGGCGGCGTGGCCGGTGCCCAACGTGATCTGCCCCACCGGGACCGGGCCGTCGTCGGTGTCGACGGAGCCGGTGGCGAAGTAGGCGTAGCCGGTGTGGCTGTAGGGCGGGGTGATGCAGGTGCCGTCGAAGCCGATGTGGCAGGTGCCCCACGTCGCCAGGTGCCCGTACACGCGTCCGTCCTCGGTGACGGTGAGCGGGGTGGGCTCGGTGAGCCCCGGGTCGGCGAAGTCCTGGGGCGCGTAGACGGGCAGCAGCGCCGCGACCAGCGACCACGGCACCGCCGACGCGACGAGGTCCGCGATCTCCCCGTCCCCGTCCCCGGGCTCCTCCTGCCCCTCCACGAAGGTGCCGTTGGCGATGTACGCCTCCTGGAAGGCGGGGATGGAGCAGGCGGCGGCGCTGCTGATACGTCCGTCGGTCACCCACATCTCCGGCTCCGTCATCAGCGGCAGGTCCCAGAGCGCGTCCTCATCGAGCACCTCGCCCGTGTCCGGGTGCACGTACTCCACGGTGGTGTCGTCCAAGTCCACCGACACGCCCCGGAGCACCTTCTGCTCCACCTCCCGGCTGGCCTGCTCGGCGGCGGGGGTGAGGTTGCCGTCCGAGTCGGTCGCCCACACGCCCGAGTAACGGATCTTCGTGACCGGCCCCGAGTCGTCGCGCCAGATGGAGTCGATGCGGCCCGCGCGGATGGAGCCGTCGTGCCCGGGCGCGTCCGCCACCTGCACCCGCAGCGGCAGCGGCAGGTCGCGCTGCCGCAGGGAGCCCTCTCGGAACCCGCGACCGTCGCCGGTCTGCACGCCCTCGGGGGCGAGGACGCCGTAGAACGGGGGACCGTCGGCGGGCATCTCCCCGGCCTCGGGGCCGACCATGATGAGCGGCGGGGGCTGGGCGGCGCGGGCGTGCTCGTGGTGGGAGGCGGGGGCCGGGGGCAGCGGCGGGGGCTGGGACTCGCCCTCCGGGGTCGTCTCCTCCTGCGACTCGCAGCCCACGAGGTAGTCGGGGTCGCCGGGCTCGCGTCCCTCGCAGTCGGGGCCGCAGCCTTCGCCGTAGCCGTCGTCGTCGGGCTCGCGGCCCTGGCAGTCGGTGGGCACGTCGTCTCCTCCTCCACCCGGGGTGTCGTCGTCGTCGGCCAGCGTGACGGGCTCGGTGGTCATGGTGCTCTCCTTCGGGGCGGCAGCGCCAGACAGCGCGGTCGGGTAGGCGGGGTCGCCGGGCATGTGGAACAGGAGGGTGCAGCGGCAGTTGATGACCTCCTCGGGAGGCCCCGCCGGGTCGCCGGGCGCGTCCAGCGCATACCCGCCGACGTCGAAGGGTACGGAGGACAACTGCTGCTGCCCGTCCGCCTCCGCGTGCGTCTCGCGGGTCCGGGAGTCGGCTGTCGCCAGCCACTCCTTGACGACCTCCCCGCCGGGGATGCCGAACGCCTCAGCCATCTCCGTCGTCCCCGACAGGTGGCCCGCGTTGTAGGCACCGATGGTCTCGGTGCGGGCGATGGTCAGAGCACGAGCCGCCCACTGGTCGGGGCCCAGCACCTTGTCGATGCGGGCGGCTATGGCGGGGATGGCCTCGCCCAACTGCCGCCCCGCCTCCACCTCGGCGCGGACGCGGTCGAACACCTCGTCGGCGACACCCACCAGCCGGTTCCGCACCGTCGCCAGGTGCTCGGTCGTCGCGGCGTCCGGGGACAGCGCGGCCCGGTCGAGGACGTCGCGGAAGTCGTCGGGTGCGGCGGCGGTGACGGTGGGCGCGATCTCCGCGACCTGCTCCTCCCACGCGTCCGAGAACACGCCCCCGACGGCGGGGAGCAGCACGTCGTCCACCGCCGCCTGCCAGTCCGGGTCGTTGGCGTCCATGCGCGCCTGGTCGAGCGTCCCCGTGATGGGGTCGTAGACGCCCGCTAGCCCGGTCAGCAGGACGGCGAGGGAGTCGGTGGCGGCACGCTGCACGGCACGCTCCCCAGCCACGACACGCGCTTCTCTCGCCAGCCGGGTCGGCAGCCACGGGTCGACCTCAGGCATGGCTGCTCCTCGCCGTCAGGCAGCGCGCGAGCAGCCGGGGCGTGTGGTCGGCTCCCTCGGTGAGCAGGGCGCGGGTGTAGCGGTCCAACTCGGACACGAACCAGCCCTCCTCGACGTCGAGCACAGCAGCGACACGCGGGGCATGGTCCCAGGCGTCGAGGAGCGCCAGGTCGCACGCCTCGGCGGTGATGGGGCGACGGCGCTGCCCCCTCCGGTTGAGGCGGTTGTTGGCGCGCTCCAACGCACGCAGCACGAGCACCTCCCCGCAGGCCAGGAGGGCAGCGGCCTGCGGGATGGCGCGCTCCGTGGGCTCCGGCTCGGCGGGGGTGGCGGGCTCGGTGCCAGGAGACGTGGTGGGGACGACCTCGGAGGCTTGGGGTTGCAGGGACACGCCCAGGGCAGCCATCGCGGCGGCGGTCATGTCGCCCGTGGTGACGCCCATCGCCATCTTGCGGAGCAGCACGTTCTTGATGTCGGACTCGTCGGGAGCGTCCTCGGGGTCGAAGCCTGTCTCGCGGCGCAGCGCCTCACCGCTCAACTCGATGCGGTCGTACAGTTCGATGGCCTGGGTGGAGTGGTCGGGACGCAGCCGCAGGTCCTCGGTGGAGGCGACGACGTGCAGGCGGTCGACGTCGCCCGCGTACGTCGGGTCCGCCTTCAACGCGGGCCGGAGGTACTGCTCGGTCAGGGCGGCGCAGATGAGTTCGCACAGCGGCTCGATGTGCACCTTCAACGCGGCCTCCTCGATCTGCCACGCCGACCAGTGGTTGGAGTCCGACTGCCCCAACACCACCTCCGGCGGCAGGTCGAGTCCCAGCGCGAGCCGCCGGATGGCCTCGGTGCGCAGTTCCTGGGCGTGCGCGTCGAGCGGGGTGGAGAAGGTGATGTGCTTGGCGTCCCCGAGCAGCGCCCCCGGGGCGCGGATGACGATGGGCACCACGGCGGCGGCGTTGCCCCGGTCCTCGATGGGCATGAGCATCGCCTCGGTGAGGGCGACGAGGAACGGGTCCGAGTTCGGGTCGAGCACCTCCGTCGGGTCCTCGACGTCGGGCACCGGCCCGAGTGCTGTGGTAGGTGGCGCGGAGAAGGTCATCTCGGAGGGGACGAGGAAGATGCCCGCTCCAGCCAGCCGCGAGTCGACGGACGCGCCGACGTGCTTGGTGAGCGCTTCGATCTCCCGCAGCACAGGCAGCACGGCCCGCACCGACGAGTCCGCGAGCACCCACTGGCGGGGGTGGTGCCGCCAGATGCGGATGATGAGCGCCTCCTCGGCGAGCGGGCGGCGACCGTCGCCCCGGTCGATCTTCCACACCCCCGCCTGCTCGGAGACCTCCTCGGTCGACGCCACCAGCCACGTGTCGTTGGTGGTCGCCTGCCCGTCCTCGTCCTCCAGCCCCGGCTCCCCGATGAGGTAGCACTCGCCGGGCACCGACAGGTGGGTGCCGAGCGTCGCCATCATCTGCGACTGCCCCGCCTCGCCCCCGTACAGCGCCTCCAGCGCGTCCACGGGAGCGCCCTCCTCCAACTGCTCCTCAGCGCCGTCGGGGAGGTCCTGCTTGATGTGCAGGGTGACGCGAGACAGGGCGTTGGCGACCCAGTTGACCCCGTAGCGGAGTTCCCCGATGGTGTCGTAGTAGTACCAGGCGAGGGGCTGCCACTCCTGGGCGACGTTCTTCGGCTTGATGCCGGTGCGCTGCGAGAGCGTCGCCGCCGAGGCGATGATGGAGTTGGGCTGCACCCTGGCAGGGGCGGTGACGCGCTTGGGACGTGGCACGAGTGCTCCTGGCCGGGTGGGGTGGAGGGTCCACGGGCAGGGTAGGCCCGCGCCGCCTCGGACGGACAGGCACGTGCTAGCAGGTGCTACTCCGGGGGCTCGTCACGGACGACGATCATGGACGCCGCGTACGACCCCGCCAGCCAGCCCCAGAACACCCACCACGCCCAGCCGTCCCAGCCGTCGAGGTCGGAGAGCAGCGCCCACGCGAGCGCGGCGGCGGCGACGTAGGGGGCGGCGCAGAAGGGGCAGGTGACGAGCACGCTCCACGACCCGTGCCGGGTCCAGTTGGCGAACGCCACCCGGAACCACTCGGCGGGTGGCCACGAGTCGGAGGTGATGAGGCGGGTGAGGCGAGCGACGCCCACCACGCCGATGAGCGCGGCGGCGGCGATGACGAGCGGGTCGGTGGTCACGGGGGCAGAGTAGCGACACCCCCGGCCCTCGTCGTGAGCACGAAGACCGGGGGTGCGGATGGGGCCTGGGGAGCGAGCGACCCGCCAAGGACGCTTCTACCCGGCCCCGGCTCAGGTGGGGCGGACGGCTGCCCAGAGCAGCGCGCCGCCCGTGGCTCCGACCATCACGGCGTACAGCACGAGCGTCCTCACCGCGCACACCCGCAGGTGGGCGGCTCCGCGTGGCACTCCGGGAAGTCGCCGCACGACGACGACCACGTGAACACCGTGACCTCGTTGCCGCTGCTCGTCGTCTCCACGTAGTAGCCGCTCATGGCCGCAGCGCCATCACGTCGCCGACGGTCGAGCCCACGGCAGCAGCCAGGGCGACGTCCTCGGTGGCGAGGTAGGACAGGGCGGCGACGATCTGCGGGGTCGCCGCGACGGGCACGGTGATCTCGGTGCCGGTGCTGTCGTCCATGAACACGAGCAGCGCGTCCACACGCTGGACGACGAAGCGGTCGGTGATGCGGCTCATCGCTCGTCCTCGTAGTCGCGGTCGGTGCCCAGGGACTCGGTGGCGAGCACGCGGCCATCGACGGTGACCTCGGCCCACCAGTCGCCCGCCCGTTCCACCCAGGTCTTGACCCGGACGTCGTGACGGTCGTTGGCGGCGGTGACGTAGTGAAGGTTCTGCATGGTGGTTCCTCTCATGGTGGCGGGTCGGGGGGCTGTGGGAGTGTGGGAGGACGCCCATCCCTGCGGTGGACGTCCCCCCGGTGAGAGCGTCCCGGTCCCCCCCGGGCTCCGGGACGCTCTCAGTCTCAGGCGGCGACGATGCCGTCGGCGTAGAGGTAGCCTCCCGCCCAGCCCGCAGCGTAGGTGGCGGCGGCGGCGAGCGCAGCCGATACCGACGAGTAGCGGATGCCCGCAGCGGGGCCGGTCCACCCGGCGGCCTTGTAGACGTTGCCCTCCGCGTCCACGAACGCGTGGACGGAGCGCTGGTTGCCGGTGTGCAGGACGACGCGCCCGAACTTGTTGCCGGGCTTGTCGGCGGTGAAGTGGTAGACGCCCGCGTGGTCGATGTGCGGGAAGGCGGCGTTCAGGCCCTCGGCGTACTCGGCGGCGTGGGCGGCGATGTTGGCGCGGTTGGCGTTCATGGTGTGGCTCCTTGGTTGGCGGGTCTGTGTTGCTCTGTGTCTACGACTATACACGTGCTCCGGGGGGCGCACAACTTCACGCCCCCCGCTGCTCTGTGACCTGGGACACGCGGGACCTGTCGAACCTTCGACAGGTCCGAGAGCACCGCTGCCCCGGGCGGGGGGCGCACCGAGGCAGCGGCGGCTCCTCAGGGCGTGGTGACCGTCCACTCCTCCAGCAGCGTGTAGCCCTTGGACGTGTCGTGCGGGTCGACGTACTCGCGGCGCTGCACGACCTCGCCCGGGCACTGGTAGCCGAAGTCGTAGCCCCGGCTCCACGCGTCCCGAGCCTGCTCCTTGGCGCGCTCTGCTGCCTCTCGTGCCTCGGCCTCGTTGTCGAAGGTCAGCCAGCCGACCTTGCAGCCGGACCGTTGGTTGATGAGTGCCATGCGGTTCTCCTTGTGGCGGGTCGTGGAGCGCCCCTGCTGGGCACCCCTCCAATGCAAGTATACACGACGGGTCAAGTTACCTCATCAGCGCCGACACGTGGTTGCGGAGGATGAGCGGCTTGTCCGGGTCTCCGACGATGGTCGGGTGGATCCAGATGCGGCGGCGGTCCCAGGTGCCATCGTCGCGCTTGTAGGGCTGCCGACGCCAGTGCCCCCGACGGAGGAAGCGGTGCGAGTAGGTGCGCCCGGAGCCCTCGTGGTAGTCCCCCTCCACCCGGCGGAAGTCGATGACGGTGACGGCGGTCTGCCGGAGCCGGTGCGGTCGCTTGGCGTGCTGTCGTCGCACGTTGGCGGGGAGCCCGTGCCTCGTCACCTCGGCCAGCGGTTGTTGCATGATCCGCAACGCGGAGACGAGCCAGGCGGCGATGGGGTCGACCGCGAGGCGGGGTTGCAACTGCTCGGGCGACCAGCCCAGCGGGAACGACATGGAGAGCCCCTGGGGCGTGTCGTGGTAGCGGATCTGCTGGGACACCTCGGGCGGCAGCACGGTGCCCATCTGGATGGTGGTGGGCAGCGGCTTGTCGAGTCGCAGGAGCCCGACGTGCCACGGGGACAGGTCGGGGATGAGGTCCCAGCCTCCCTTGTCCACGAGGTGCGGCGGGTCGTGCTTCTTGTGCCCCCACCACGCGACGGTGACGTCGGAGCCGGAGCGCGCCCAGGTGATGCCGTTGACGTGCAGCGCGGTGCCGCGCACGTCGATGATGGCGAGCCCCTTCCCGGGCAGCCACATCCAGCCGTGGTCGGTGGGGAAGTCCTCCTCGTGCACGGCCTCGTCCTCGGGCCACGACTCGGCGGCGGCGGTGACGAGCGCGTGCATCTGCGGGGCGACGTAGTAGGACTCCGCGAGGGTGAGGGCGGTGTGGGCGTGCTCGGTGAGCGCACGCCCGTCGCCCTCCCAGGAGGCGTGGGCGTTGAGGCCGACGGCGGACTGCACGAGCGACGTCGTGAACGTCTCCGCGAACCGCGCCCACGACGGGTGCCGCAGCGAGTCGAGCGCGGCCTGGCGCATCCAGAACGCGTCCACGGCGCTCACGACTCCACCACCCCTTCCGCGCGGAGGTGCGCGCCGTAGGAGTAGTCGGCGCGGTTCCCGTTGCCGGACATGCGCTTGCCGCACTGGCAGGTGATGCGGCGGCGCATCCCGAACCCGTAGGCGTCCTTGGTCCACGACTCCCACAGCACGATGCTGTGGCCCTTGTCGCGCTTGCGGGGCCGCGACTTGCGGGAGCGGTAGTTGGGGAGGCTCATCGGTCCTTCACCACCGTGAGCGGGGCCACCTCGGCGAAGGCGGCGGCGAGGCCGTGCTTGCGCATGTACCGGTGGGCGGAGATGAAGTCCCCGGCCCACTCGGACTCGCGGGAGAGCCCGAAGTCGTGGGCGAGGGTGACGACGGCGCGGACCTCCGCGATGGTCGCCTCGATCCACTGCACGGCAGCGGCCTCGGGGTCCATCCCCTCCACCTCGGCGAGGTGGACGAGGGCGCGGGCCTCGTTGTCGGTGTGGGTGAGAAGCATGGTGGTTCCTTTCGGTTGGCGGGTCGTGGTGGTTGGGGGTTAGAGGAGCGGCGCGCCGCAGCAGTCGGAGTAGCCGTAGCCGTCGTCCTCACAGTTCTCGTGGCACTCGTCGCAGCCCATCGGGGCGGTGTCGGCGGGGTTCTGGCTCATGGCGGGCTCCTCGTGGTTGGCGGGTCGTTGTGTGCTGCTGTCTACGACTATACACACACTCGGTGGACTGGACAACTTCGCGGGTGCTCGCGGAGTGTGGCCTGGGACACACGGCGGGCAGTACCGTCCGACCATGACGCCCCGCCTCCGTGCCGCCGCCACTGCTCTCGTCGCCACCCTCGCGCTCTCCGGGAGCGCTGCTCTCGTCGTCGCCCAGGGAGGCACCGCATCCGCCGACCACCCCAACCCTCCGGGCCAGGGCCACGACTGCGACAAGCCGGGCACCCGCACCGGCCACAAGGAGTGCCAGACCCCGACCGGCTCCCCCTCCACCTCACCGACTGTCCCGGTGCCGACAGCGACGGTGACCGTCACAGCGACGAACCCGACCGTCACAGCCACGGTCACCTCGACGCCCACGGTGAACCCGACGCTGCCCGTGCCGACGGTGACGGTGACGCTGCCCCCGCTGTGCAACCTCATCATCGGGACGCGTCAGGCGGACCGACTCGTGGGCACTGTGAACCGGGACTGCATCGTCGCCCACGCGGGGGACGACCGGCTGTTCGGGGGACCCAACAACGACCGCCTGTTCGGGGGTCGCGGCGACGACGTGCTCCGGGGTGGCCCCGTGGCTCCGGGTGGCCGCAACATCCTGCGTGGTGGGCTCGGGTCGGACCTGTGCATCGGTGCCCCGGGCGACAAGTTCATCTCCTGCGAGCGCGAGCGCACCCGCTAGGTCACTGCCGCCCCCGGCTGTAGTCGGCCCACGCCTCGGCGTCGTCGTCGGGCAGCATGCCGCCGAGCATGTCGGTGGCGTCGCGGAGCACGTCGCGGGACTCGGCCTCGGACGGGTGGGTGTGGGCGGTCGCCGCCATCAGCAGCGCGACGGCGAGGAACTGGTCCAACACCTCCACCGTCTCCGCGTCCAGCCCGTCAGGCCCCGATAGCGCGAGGTACAGCGCGTCGGACGCGGCGGCGGCTTGGTCGTGCACGGTGCGCATCGTCTCGATCCTCACGACGCGACCTCCGCTTCCAGGGCGCGCTGCACGGCGACGCGGACGTCGGTGGTGTCGTAGGCGACGGCGGTGGCGGTGCGCTTGTCGAACAGGGCGACCTCGGAGAGCATCCCGAAGATGACCTCGTAGCGCTCCGCGAGCCAGGCGATGGCGGCGGGGTGCTCGGTGGCGAGGGTGGGCATGTCCCAGACCTGCACGTGCAGGGCGAGGACGTCGGCGGCGGTGAGCATGGTGGTTCTCCTTCTGGTTGGCGGGTCGGGTGCCGGGGAGCGAGTGCTCCCCGGCGGGGTGGGTCAGCGGGGGACGATGGTCCAGGTGCCGTCGGTGGTCCAGCGGGTGGTCCAGGTGGCGAGGAACTCGGCGGTGGCTCCGTCGGCTGCCCAGGCGGCGCGGTAGGCGCGGCTGACGGCGGCGGCGGACTTGTAGCGGCGGGTGGTGTTCGGCATGGCTGGCTCCTGTGGTTGGCGGGTCGTTGTGAGTACGACTATACACACAGCGCGCGGGGTGGACAACTTCTCGACCACCCCGCGCGTGTGGCGTGGGTCACATGCGCATCCCGGCGAACGCGATGCCCATGCCGTTGACGAGCACCGTCCACCCGAAGGCGAGCCCAGCGGCGTGCGCGACGATGCGCGGCAGCCGCCTCATGCGGGGCTCACCACCCCGGTCTGGTGGCAGAGCCAGCCCAGGTCCGCGTCGTCGCCGTACGCCCGGCGAGCGAGCGCGAGAGCACGGGTTCTGTGGTCGTCGCGGCGCGCCTCGCACACGCGGAGGGCGCGCTGCTCGGGTCCCGGGTTGCGGACCAGCGTCACCAAGGTGACCTGGGCGCGGGTCGTGGTGTAGGTGCTCATGCGCTCATCCGGTCGTCCAGGATGCCGCCGAGGGCTCCGGTGTAGCCCCACGCGAACGTGTCGTCGGGGTCGAACGCCTCGGGGTGGCCGACGGGGAGGCGGTGCGCCTCCTTGGCTGCTGCCTCCCACACCCGGTTGAGGGTGAGGGTGTCGCAGGCGGCGGCGACGCGCTTGGCGAGGTGGACGCCCGCGTACCAGGCGTCGGTGCCGGTGAGGCGGGGCTCGGAGGCGGTGGCGGGGAACACGTGCCCGCAGCGGCGGCAGCGGACGTAGGCGGTGGTGACGTCGAAGGCTTGGGTGAGCGGGCCTCCGCAGTGGGTGCAGTCGGACATGGTGGTGCCTTTCGGGTTGGCGGGTCGGTGTGGTGGTGCGGTGGAGGGCAGTGGCGAGTCCTGGCAGGTGGAGACGCGTGCCCTTCCGGGTGGTGCGGAGTGAGCCCCTGATGCGGCTTTGGTAGGTGGCCCCGTGAGGCTCTACCTGCTCCCCGTCCATCTGCGGGGCTCACGTCTACGACTATACATGCACGTCCGGGGTGGGACAACTTCACGCCGGGTCGCGCGCTGTGACCTGCCTCACGGGCGTCGCCGCTGCTGCTGTCGTGGTGCCGTCGGCATCCCCCGCTGCCCGCCGATCCGTCTCGGCTGCTGGGCCGGGTTCGACACCTTCCCCGGGCGAGCCCGCAGCGCCAGGTAGGTGACGCCGTGCACGAGCGCGTCCAGCCGGTTCGGGGACTCGCCCTCCCCGGGCACCCAGGCGGTCTGCTCGCCCTCCACCCCGGGCAGCACACCCACATGGTGCGCCCGGTGCTGCTGGTACAGCGCCTGCACCGGCTCGGCGCGGAGCCGCTTCCCGACCTTGGTGGGCACCTTGAAGATCGGGATGGAGACGCCCAGCGCGTCCATGCGGGTCGACAGCACGTCCGCCACCATGTCCCCGCCGTAGGTGTGCTCGGCGGCGATGCCCTCCGCGCCGTAGTCGAAGAACGCGCCGATCACCACCATCGCCCAGGTGCCCGGCGGTCCCGCGAGGGACAGGTCCGCGAGCGGGTAGACGTGGTTCCCGATGGAGCCGACGACGACGATGCCGCACTCGGTGCGACCACCCGGCGGGTCGACGGCGACGATGACCCGCTGCATCAACGTGAGGCCCTCGGGGGCGACGGGGACGAGCATGGGCAGCCCGTCGTCGGTGGCCATGCCGCGCGGGCGCGGGTTGGGGGTCCACCCGTACTCCCCGAGGGACACCCGGTCGTTCTCGATGCCGGGGCGCTCGTCGGGGTTGGGGAGGCCGTCGATGAGCAGCGGGCGGTCGTGGACCCACAGCGCGCCCTCCACGTCGCCCAGCACCTCGCCGTCCAACTCCTGACGGCCCAGCGTGGTGCCCCCGTACTTGTCCTCCCAGGTGCGCCGCGAGTCGTCGTCCAGCCGGTGCGCGTCCCTGGTGCGGCCCCGGGTCTGCACGGTCCCGGCGTCGCCCATCAGGTCGATGATCGCCTTCCGGTTCTTGGGGGTCGTGGACCCGACGTAGTGCGGGTTGGTGCCGATGCGGAGCCCGAAGGTGGTGTGGTGCAGCACCTCGTCCAGACGTCGCATGGCAGCCGCTTCCTCCAACCACACCAGGCACGTGTTGCCCGCCGCGCGGAGCCGGTCGATGTCCTGGGGTCCGTGGGCTCCGAGCAGTCGAGCACGCGACCCGCCCGGCCAGCGCGCCACCGTGCCCTCGCGGGTCGTGGTGAGGGTGATGGACGGGTTGATGGTCTGGAGCCCGGACACCCCCGTGACGCACGCCTCCACGGCGTCCCCCTGGGTGGGGGCGACGATGACGATGCGGTGCCCGCCCGGGAGCCGCGTGTCGCAGGCGGGGCCCTCGGCGTGGGTGTCGACGTAGTGGGCTGCGCCCTCGGTCTTGCCGGTGCCCCGGCCTCCCAGTTCCAGCCACATGCCCTGGGTGGGGATGGGGGCGACGGGGAGGTCCAGGCAGCGCTCGTCGCACACGCCCGGGGCGCGCTCACTCATCCAGTGCGGCGGGTGGCGGTGGGGATGCTGCCACGGGTACGGCTCCCACCGGGACGCCTTGATGCGGCGGGCCTCGGCGGTGAGGGTGGAGGCGAGCAGCAGCGCGTCCTCATCGTTCACGGCGAGCAGTGTCGCCTCCTCGGCGGCGGCGAGCAGCGCCAGCGCCTCAGCCTTGGCCAGGGAGCCCATCGTCAACCACCTCACCGAGCACGACGTGGCGCAGGTCCGCGAGGGCGTCGTGGAGCGCGGCCTGGGCACCCGAGGTGATGGACACCTGCTGGGGTGCGTCGAGTCCGTTCATGCGTGCCCGGCGTGCGGAGAGGCGGACGAGGGTGTCGACGGCTTGCAGGTCGCCGGACACCACCTTCTCCCAGATGGCGGCTTGGGCGCGGTCGAGGCGCGCGTTCTCCGTCTGCCGCAGTTCCGCGACGCTGGACTCCTCCCAGCGGTCGAGTGCCCGCAGCACCGCCTGCCGGGCGGCGGACTTGTTGGCGTACCCGGCGAGCACCGCCACCTGTTCGTAGGGGAGCCCGGACAGTTTCAGCGCCACCGCGCGAGCCCGGTTGGCGGCAGCCACCGCCTCGTCGTGGCCGGTGTCGCCTCGGTACGCGGAGGCGGGCTGCAAGGCGGCGAGCGCAGCCTCGGAGACGGCGGCCACGGTCTGGTCGCCTACGGGCACTCCACGGTCTCCGACGGGCACGGGGTCACCTCGTGAGCGCGAGGAACTCGGCGCGGACGGTCGGGTCGTCCTTGAACTGGCCGCGCAGCACGCTGGTCACCATCGCCGCCCCCTGGGCCTTGATGCCGCGCAGGCTCATGCAGGAGTGGGTGGCGCGGATGATGCACGCCGCGCCGTCGGGAGAGAGGTGCTGGTCGAGTGCGTCCACGACCTGGGTGGTGAGGCGCTCCTGCACCTGGGGCCGCATCGCGTAGTGGGTGAGCAGGCGGGGGATCTTCGACAGCCCGACGACCCCCTTGGCGGACGGCAGGTAGGCGACCCACGCGTCACCCGTGAAGGGCAGCAAGTGGTGTTCGCAGAGGGACGTGAAGGCGATGGGGCCGACGGCGATCATCTCGTCGGTGGGGTAGCCGACGTCGGAGAACACCCTGCCGAGCAGCGCGGCGGGGTCGCCGGGGGGTGGGGTGGTGAACTCGGCGAACGCCTTGACTACCCGGGCGGGCGTGTCGAGCAGCCCCTCCCGGTCGGGGTCCTCGCCCATGAGGCGCAGCAGCGCGCGGACGCCCTCGACGGCGATCTCCTCGCGGGTCATCGCAACCAGGTCCATCAGTGGCCCCTCTCGTCGGCCCACAGCAGCACATGGAGCCGGGTGGTGGTGTGGAAGCCCGCGTCCATGATGCTCTCCGCGAGGTCGCGGTGCCGGGTCGTGATCGCGTCGGTGGTGACGCCCTCGGGCATCACCCAGCACGCGTCCCGGGGGAGCCCGCACTCCTCCACGAGCCGTACCGCTGTCGCCACGTCAGCCGCCGTCTGCGCCACGAACTTGAACGATGCGTCTCCCTGCACCGCCAGGTCTCCCCAACGTCTCAGAGCGCGCGGTTTGATGCGCTTCTTGTACGGGTCGTCGGTGGCGACCTTGGGGGACACGATGGAGTGGGCGACCCGGTCCGTCCACCACAGCGGCGGGGCGATGGTGCCGTTGGTCTCCACGTGCCACACCCACTCGTCGGACAGCAGCGGCAGCAGCCGTTGGTGGTGGAGCAGCGGCTCCCCGCCCGACAGCACCACGAGGCGGGTGTCGTGCTCGCGGAGCGCGCGGTGGATGACCTCGACCTCGGTGACGGGGTTCTCGGCGGCGACGTCGTAGCGAGAGTGGTCCCAGGTGTAGGGGGTGTCGCACCAGGAGCAGGACAGGTTGCACATGCCGAGCCGGACGAAGGAGCAGCGGCGTCCAGCGAACGGCCCCTCCCCCTGCCACGTGGGACCGAACACCTCCGACAGCGGCAGCGTGGAGGTGCGCCCGGCGCGGGCGAGAGCGTAGGCGGTCATGCCGGGGATCATTCCCGCCACCACCACGCCCAGGTCTTGGGTGTCTCCGACACGCCGACGGCGATGGCTGCGCCCACAGGCACCATCAGCAGCCCCCGCACCTGCGCGGCGAGAGCAGCAGCGAGGTGCTCGGCGGTGGGGTTGGGGAGCGCCGGGAGGGCGTCGTTGAGGTGGCGGTGGTCGAGGTGCTCGTCCACCCAACGCCCGAACGGGGCCAGGTCGCCGTAGTCGAGCACGAACCCTTGGGCGTTGAGGTAGGAGTTGGCGAGCCGCACCCGGACCACGTAGTTGTGGCCGTGCATGCGTGCACACGGGTGGCCCTCGCGGAGCCCGGTGAGGCAGTGGGACGCGGAGAAGGCGAAGTCCTTCTCGATGGTCCAGCAGTCGTCGCCCCTCACGCGGCGCTCCTCAGGTTGACCCGGGGGGCCGTGTCGGGGTGGCGGGCGTACTCGCGGCAGTAGGAGGCGAGCACGCGTGCCCGGTGCCGCCGCAGCCCGAAGTGGTCGGCCCAGTCGGTGAGCCGGTCGAGGCGTCGGGCGACGTCGAGCGCGGTCTCCACGTCGGCGTCGGTGATGGTGCACAGGGCCCCGGTGCCGCCGTCGGTCCTGTTCATCGCCCAGCCGCGCCCGAACAACTGCTCGGCGACACGCCACCCCGTGGGTGCGTGGATGAAGCGGATCAACTCGAAGTCGCAGGAGAAGGGCTGCCGTCCGTGGATGCCGCAGCGCCCGTCCTCGGGTTGCAGGTTGTGGCAGCGGGGGCCGTGGTTGTCGGGCTGCTCGTCGGACCACACCTCCACCTGGCGTCCGTCGAAGGTGACGTCGCGGCGGGTGAGCGGGTAGGGGTGGGGCTCGGTGGGGAGGTAGTCGAGGGTGAAGGTGGGGCAGCAGCCGCCGCAGCCCGACGGGCAGGTGAAGCCGCGCAGCAGAGCGGGACCGAAGGTGATGGGCTCGGGTTGGACGACGTGCTCGCCCCACGTGAACGGGTGGGTGGTGATCGCGGCGAAGTAGCCGAGGACGATCTTGTCGAGGGAGTCACGCTTGGGCACGCGTCGCCGCCATCCAGAAGTCGGGGTCGGCGTAGACCGTGGGGTCGGGGACACCTGCGACGTGGAACGCTTCCGCGCGCTCCACGCACGTGCCGCAGCGTCCGCAGTGCTCCTCCCCGCCTTCGTAGCAGGACCAGGTGAGGTGCAGCGGGGCGTCCCACGACTCGCCGTAGCCCACCACGTCGGCCTTGGTGTCGTGCACGAACGGGGTCGCCACGTGCACGTCGTAGGCGTCGGCGGCGGCGTCGACGTGCGCCCAGAAGCCGGGGCGGCAGTCTGGGTAGATGGGGTGGTCGCCCGCGTGGACCCCGAGGACCAGCGTGTCCCCCGGGCGGGTGCCCGCGAGCGCGGCGGCAGCGAACAGGAGGTTGCGGCCCTGGACGACGGTGGCGGTCATGGAGTCCTCGGCGTAGTGGCCGTGCGGCACCTCCTGCTCACCGAGCAGCGCGGACCCGGCGAGCAGCCCCCGCAAGTTGATGGTGTGGTGGGGGACGCCCATCCGCCGCGCCACCTTGCGTGCGGCGTCGACCTCACGCAGGTGCCGCTGCCCGTAGTCGAAGGACACGGCGCGCGGGGAGCCCGAGTAGCCGGGGCCCAGCGCCCAGGCGAGGGCGACGGTCGAGTCGATGCCGCCGGAGAGGATGACGTGGGTGGTCACCAGCCTGCCCCTTCCGCGCTGGCAGTGAGTTCCAGCCCGCCCCGCACCTGCTGGGTGAGCACCACCTCCACGTCGGTGCCGAGCCGGTTGGTGAGGTCGCGGGCGATGGTCGCGGCGAGGTCCTCGCACGACAGCGCCAGGTCCCGGTAGCGCCACAGGTAGTGCTTGACCCCCTTGGACTCCAACGTGTAGCCGACCTGCGACGCGTCCCAGGTGATGGTGGCGTGGTACGTGTCGGGCTGGTGGGTGACGGGGCACTGGCAGAGCAGTTCCTCGGTGACGTACTGCACGCCGCCCACGTTGGGCTTCACGGTCCAGCGTTCGATCTGGTCGGCGCGGATGGGGCCGTGGGCGACCTTGCCCAGCAGCGTGTCGGTGGTCATCGGTGCTCTCCTGTCAGGTCGGGGATCATCTCGTCCCAGTTGTCGTCCTCCACGGTGTGCTCGGTGAGCGGCACCCCGTAGTCGTCGTGGACGGCGGTGGCGATCTCGGTGAGGGACAGCACCATGCTCCCGAAGTACACCGACCACTGCGGCGACCCGAGCACGTCCACGAGGGTCGTCATCGACCCGTCCCGGCGGCACACCTGCCCGAACTGCGCCACCCGGAGGATGTGGTTGTTGTCGAGCGCCACACAGTCGTCCCCGAGGATGTTGAGGTAGGCGCGCTGCTTCGCCCACGACCCGCCGAGCAGGTGCACGGGGCGTCCCTTGAACGCCTCCACGGGCAGTTGGGTGCCGCCGTACGACGTCTCCACGGAGTACCCGAGCACCACCCGCGCGTCGCCCACGGTGTCGGGGATGCGGTCGAGGCAGTCGAACTTCGGGATGAGGATGACGTCCTCGACGTGCTCGGCGAGGTCGGCGGCTTGGTCGAGTGTCTGCTCCACGGTCAGGTAGTCGAGTCCTTCCTCGGCTGCCTGCTGCTTCGTGAACAGGTCGCGGGTGGTGCACGACTGTGGCTTGCACTCCGCGACGGCGGCGAGGTGGGCGGCGTGGTCGTAGTCGCGGTACGGGTTGTCCATGAAGGCGACGGGGGTGTGGCGGGGGTAGCGCTCGCGGTAGCGGCGGATGGTGTTGATGCCCGTCGAGATGACGCCGGGCACCCAGCCGAGCCGGTCCCCGACCATCGCCTCCACCATCGACGGCCCGGAGTTGAGGGACAGGATGAGCCGCAGCGGGAGGGTGCGGTGGCGGGCGGCGCGCTGCTGTCCCGCCTCCACTTCGGCCTGCCTCGTGAGTCCGTCGAGGGTGAGGGTGGAGAGGAAGGCGAGGTGGTCGAGGTCGTCGGGGGTGTAGCCGGTGCCGAGGAGGCCCGCGTCGTGGGTGGCGATGTCGCGGAGCACGTCGAGGAGGAGGGCGTCGTCGTACTGGCCGATGTCGGCGGTGCGGTTGTCGGTGAGGAGGATGCGGGTGGCTTCGTCGTCGTCCACGTCGAGCCACAGCACCGGGAGCAGGGTCGCGCCCAGTTCTAGTGCCGCCTGGTACGTGTGGTTGCCAGCGAGCACGTGCCCGGTGGAGCGCTGCACGTACAGCGGTCGGTAGAGGCCGTTGTGGCGGATGGAGTCTCCGATGGCGTCGGTGTCGCCGTTGCGGGGGTTGCGGGGGTGGGGGGTGAGGCGGGTGGGGTCGGTGAGGAGGTCGCGGAGGGCGGGGTGTGCTCGGACGTCGCCGCCGAGGTGGATGAGTTCCTCGCGGGGCACGGTGTCGAGGGTGGTCATGGGTGGGTGCCGTTGAGGGTCTTGAACTCCACGGGGGCGCTCTCGTTCGCTAGGAGGATGCGGTGGATGGCTTGGCGGCAGTCGGTGAGGTTGTCGTAGCCGCCGGGGCTGGTGCCGAGGGGGGTCGCTGTCTCGACGGCGGTGAAGGTCCAGTGCCAGCCGTCGGGTTCCTCGTGGTAGTCGACGCGGTTGGTGAAGGGGCGTCCCCGGGCGGGGCGGATGGTGCGTTTCCCGGGGGCGGTCTGGGTGGAGGTGGTTTGGGTGCGTTGGAGTGCCCAGGTGAGGGCGCGGCTGACCCAGGCGTCTCTGGAGAGGTGGAGGGGGGCGCGGCGGGTGTCGATGGTGTCGCGGAGGTGGCGGGGGACGCGGACGTTCATCTGGACCCGGTCGTCGGGGTCGTTCATGTGCGGGAGCGTAGCCCCGAACTGCTAGCAGGTGCTAGCGGCTGCCGATGAGGTAGCCGACGAGGACCCACAGTGGTGCGGCGAGGAGCACGAGCGCGAGCACGTCTCCGAGGCGGTGGTGCCCTCGGTGCTTGTGGGTCATCTAGATGCTTCCGTAGGGGGCGAAGTCGGGCAGGGCGTTGGTGCCGTCGCGGCGGCCCCACAGGTGCAGGGCGCGGGCGTGGATGTTGACGTGCCGGTCGGGTGGGGCGAACACCTGGTAGGCGTAGCCGCCCCGGGGCCAGGCTGCGGCGTGGAGGGTCACGAGGTCGTCGTAGGTGGGCATCGCCAGTCGGGCGATGGAGGCGTGGACCCAGTCGTGGCCGTCGTGGTCGGCGCACGAGACGATCACCGAGGAGGTGCCGTCGCGGGACTCCATCTGCCAGCCGTCGGGGCCGAACGGGCGGGGGACCAGCCACTCGTCGCGGCCCATGATGCGGCGCAGCGCCAGCCCGTCGATGCTGCTGGTCATGCGTCGTCCAGTGCGGTGGGTCGGTAGGTGGCCCAGTCGTTGAGGGACGGGTAGGTGCCGTGTGCCTCCACCCAGGCGAGTGCCCACAGGTAGGCGACGATGGCGCAGCGGACACGTTGGGCGGTGGGGGCGTTGTGCTCGCCCAGGAAGGCGAGGTCGGCGGCGACGAGCGCGCCCGGGTCGAGTCTCACCGCTTCCATCCGTAGCAGAGCGGGGCGCAGGTGTGGGCGTCGCCGCCGTGCTGGTCGGGGGCGGGCAGCCCGAAGCCGTCGCAGCGCTGGCACCGGCAGGGCAGCCGCTTCCCCACGATGGGGCCGATGGCTCCCTCACAGGCGCGGTGCCGGTTCCCGGCGCAGGGACCACACAGGCGACGTGAGGCGGTGGCAGCGAGCACGGCGACCAGTATCCCGAGAACGGCGGCGAGGGGGTCAGGTGAGGGGGACGTCATGGCGGCGGGCGGCGGCTCTGATGTGCCGGAGGGTGTCCCCGGCCTGTCGGATGAGCGTCAGGTGGTCGGGGAGCCCAGCAGCAGTCGCGGCAGCCACGGGGGTGTCGCGCTCGTCGGGTGCGTCGGCGAGCGCGTAGGCGGCGGCGTTGCGGACCTCCTCCAGCAGCATCTCCAGGGTCTCGATGCGCTCCACAGCCTCCGTGTAGAGGTTGAGAGCGTGCCCGGAGTCCATCCGCCACCACACGTTGTCGTCGTCGGCGTACAGCCCCCGAAAGACCGCGAGAGGTGGGGTGTGCGGCCACTCGTCGGGGTCGACGTTCCAGTCGATGTCGTCGGTCATGGCAGCACCCGGAGGCGGAAGGTGCGGTCGTCGTGGGTGACTTGGAGGACGTCGGTGTAGTCGCCCAGCGCGTCCACCTCGGGTTGGACGTCCAGGTGGTGCTTCCACAGGATGCCCAGCACCAGTCCGGTGTGCAGGGCGTGGGTGACCCCGGCGAAGTTGGGCTCGTCGTCGTCGTGCATGGTGCTCCTCAGAAGGGTGGGTCGTCGGACTGGACGGCGGGTGCCGACCAGGGGTCGGCGGGGACGTTCTGTCGAGCAGACTGCCCGGGGCGCGGGGTCTGCCACGGGTCGTCGTACGCCGCGCCGGGCTGCACGCGCTGCCCCTTGGGCTCGCCGCCCGGGATGGGGGCGACGGTGGCCCACTTCAACTCGATGGACGTGCCCTCGGTGCCGTCGGAGCGCGTGTAGGTGCGGGCGAACAGGAGGCCGTTGACGAGCACCTTCATGCCCTTGCGGACACGTTCGGCGACAGCCTCGGCCTGCTGGTCCCACACGGACGCACTGATCCACGGCGTGCTGTCCCCGTCCTCCCAGCCGGTGTCGGTCTTGCGGGACTCGGTCGCCATCAGCGACACCGAGCACACCGCCTTGCCGGAGGGCGTGAAGCGCAACTCCGGGTCGGAGCCCACACGGAACTCCCCGGTCAGGTTCGGCAGTCTCACGCGTCCCGCTCCTTGCGGTGCACGACGAGCGTGAAGCCCGCGCGGGCGGCGAACATGGTGGCGTACTCGATGAGGGTGTGGATCTCGTTGCCCGAGTGGAACAGGTGCTCGGCCTCGGCGCTGTCGAGCCCGAACACCTCTTGGGCGTAGGTGGCGATGTTCTCCAGCCTGCCGTCGGGGGTGACGCAGTAGTCCACGTTGGTCTCCTCCCCGGCGTGCCCGAGGTGGGTCCACTGCACCATCTGCGCGCCCGCCAGGAGCGCCCCGTTCCCGGCGAGGCAGCACGCGGACGAGCAGGACATCTTGACGGGGCGGAAGGAGTGCCCGCCGACGTGGATGAGGCCGCGCTGGGCGACGCCCCTGCCCCAGGTGTTCTGGTCCCACTTCACGGTGTCGCTCTCGCGCCCCGCCCAGCGGAGGTCCTCATCGGTCGCGGCCCACTGGACCGCCTCCTGCAACATGAGGAACTGGTCCTCGGTCATCGTCGTGCTCACAACAGTTCTCCTTCTATAGTGGCGGTGTCGGTGTCGGGGTACTTGGGGAACGGGAAGCGCACCACCTCCCAGTCGGGCTCCTCCCAGGTGCCGGTCCAGGCTCCCGTGCAGGCGCGTCCGCACTCGTGCAGCGGGTCACCCGCCTCGACGTGCCCGGGGGGCTTGACGCAGGTGCAGGCGGCGCAGTCGGCCCCGCAGATGGCGCGGCCTTCGTAGGTCGGCTCGTCGCTCACTCGGTCCCCTCCATCGGCTGCCCGGCGACGAGCAGGGACGCGGTGTCGGGAGTGAGCCCGTGCCACGAGCCCTCCTCGGCGATGTTGAAGGACAGCGTGCCGCCGCAGGTCTCGTCGTGCTTGACGGCGGTGCAGGTGACCTCGACGCTCGCCCCGGTGCGGAGGATGAGGTCGGACTCCCAGCCGGACTTGGCCTGGTTGACGTAGACCCCGGTGAGGGCGTAGGCGCGGTGGCCGTCGGTGATGAGGTCGCCCTCCACACCGCAGCGGTCGCAGGTCGCGGTGGCCGAGTAGACCGCCAGCGGCAGCGCGGGGCTCATCGGGCGACCTCCGCGTAGATGGCGACGCGCTGGGCGACAGTGAGCACCGACGGGGCGGCGTCGGGGTAGGTCGGGCAGTCGCGGTGGGTGTAGTGGCCGTCGCAGTCGTAGCAGCGTCCGGTGGCGTGGTCGAACATGGTGGCTCCTTTGGTTGGCGGGTCTGTGTCTACGACTATACACGAGTCCCGTGGTGCTGCCTAATCGGTCTGCGGCGGCGTGTCGTCGCCGTGCCAGTTGCTCTCCAAGTGGTCCGCCATCTCACGCAGCGAGGCGATGCACCGCTCCTTCGTGAGCGCCGCGTGAGACACGAGGTTCATCTGGCCGTTGTCCTGCAACGTGAGCACCAGGACCGCGTTGTCGAGGCGCTCGTGGATGAGCAGCATGTCGGACTCCAACGGCGCGGTCACGACTCGACCTCCTCGGGGTCGGGCGGGCAGAACCTGTCCGCGAGTCGTTCCAGCGCGTCCGCGATGCGCTTGACGTCGCGGGCCTGGTCACGCATGGCACGGAAGTGGTCGACCTCGTAGCCGGTGATGTCACTCATCGCGCGCCTCCGTGGGGGCGAGCGTGAAGCCGTCACCCTCGGTCATCCGCGTGGGCAGCATCACGTGGAACTCACAGCCCGGCTCGGTGCAGGTGTCGTCGTCGGGCAGCCGGGTGCCGTCGAGGATCCACTCCGCGACCTCCAACACGGCGAGGTGGTTGACCGCCGCCAGCGGCGAGCGGGTGCCCAGGATGGAGCGGGCGGCGATGAGCGCCTGGACGCGCTGCTGGGCGTCGGGGGCGAGGTCGGTGGGGATGGGGTCGTTCATGGGGTGACTCCTTCTGGTGGGGTGGTGGCTCTCCACACGCGGGCCATGCGCCCGGAGAGGAGGGGTCGCTTCTCGCCCGTCCACTCCACGAGGCCCAGGACCTCTAGTTCGTGGCGACGAGTGCGCAGCCCGGACGGGGACTGCGGCAGGGCTTGGTGGAGGGGGTAGGCGGCGACCATCGCTTCGTCGGTGCTGGGGCCGAGTGCTCGCAGCGTGGCGAGCACAGCAGCCTGCCGCTTGCGGATGTGGTCGATGGAGGCGGCGGCGTCGTGGGAGGTGTCCGGGTCGCTCGTCCGGGCCACCGCGTCGGGCTCCCACAGCGGCAACTGGTCGGGCGACTCGGTGCAGCGGCAGGAGCGGACGGTCACCTCCCGGCTGGACACGGGGGAGCCGTGCTGGTTGAGCGGCATGGTGCAGCCGCGCCGCTCGTCGTGGTAGCCCCACGGGTGGTGGCAGCCCGGGCAGTAGTCGCTCATCCCAGCGCCCCCGCCGCGTCGAGGAAACACGACACCACCAGCCGCTCCGGGAAGCCGTTGGAGTCCACCATCGAGTCGTCGGGCATGCCGAGCAGCGTGCACGCGGAGAGGAGCAGCCGCAGGTCGGTGAGCCGCTGCGGCTGCTCCAAGGTGAGCCGGAGGATGGCGCGCTCGTCGCTCATGCGTCCGGCGTCCAGTCGAAGTATTCGCGGGGCTGGTGGGTGAACTGCAAGGTGCCCTTCACCCCGTCGCTGCGGCGCACCACGACCACGTACGGGGCGAGGAAGCCGACGACCTCGAAGTCCCGCACCACCTCGGCAGTGGTCCAGGTCTGCTCGTCGCTCACAGCACGGTCACCGTGCGCATGGCGCGCCGCAGGAGTTGGTCGTAGGACTCGGACTGCATCGCCCACGTGTTCCAGCGGGTCGCGTCCTCGGGGTGCCCGGCGCGGCGCAGCCCCTTGGCGACGGCTCCGATGATGGCGTAGGCGTTGCCGTCCTCGCCGCTCAACTGGACCTCCACCTCGGGGTGGGGCTTGGGCTTGGTGCTGGTCTGCTCGTCCATCTCGTGCTCCTTGTGTGGGTCGTAGCGGGTCGTTTCGGGGGGAGAGGGGGACGGCGGGCAGTCTCAGGGACCCGCCGTCCCCCGACCGGGCGCGCTGGCTCCCCCCTCCCCAGCGCGCCCGGGGTCTGTCAGACCGACAGCAGGTCGGTCGCCTTGCTCTCCAGCGCGTACGCCTCGTCCCCGTCGGTGACGGTCTGAGAGTAGGCAGTGATGGCGTTGGTCACGCCGCCCAGGGTCATCTGCCCGCCCTTGATGAACTGGCCCAGCACGCCGTCGATCTGCTCGGTCGTGAAGCCGAGGCGCTTGGTGTGCTCGCGCACCTCGTCCACCGTCTCCACGGGCTTGCCCGCCGCGACGTTCCACCCGTCGATCACCGTCCGCATGTACTCGACATCGAGGAACGTGCGCACCGCGTCCGAGGTCTTGGCGGTGATGAGCGCCAACTGGCGCTGCTGGGTGTCCTCGGACCAGCGGACCAGCCCGTCGTCCATCTTGCCGCCCAGGTGCACGGCGCGCATGGCGTCCTTGGTGACGGTCATGCCGTTGCGGCAGACCTGCACGACGAGTCGCGGCGTGATCGTGAACGCCCCCCCACCCGTCTCCGAGTTGCTGATCTGGAAGCCCGCGAACAGGGTGGGGTTGTCGTCGCCCGTCTCCCCCGTGAAGGGCGAGCGGTAGCCCCGGAGCAGGTCGGGGGCGAGCGCCTTGACCTCGGGAGCAGTGACGCGGACGACCATGCGCCGCTCGGTCAGGTCGGCACCGTCGATGACGACCTCCACCCCCGCCTTGGCCACGCCGTCGAGCGCGGCGGTCAGAGCGTCGAGGTTGTCCATGATCGCGTAGGAGTTGGACAGCAGCGCGCGAGCGATGCCCGGCTCGTTCTCGTTGTCGGGCTTGAACGTGCGCAGCAGGAAGGAGCGCGGGTCGGCCTTGTCGGGGTCGCCCCCGCCGTACAGCCACCCGTTCACGTTGGCGTCGTAGAGGTCGGGGCGCTCGGCGCGCATCCGGCGGACGTACGGGAGCGGGATGTTCAACTTCTCGGCGAGGCCCTCATCGAACACGGCGGTGGGGCGGTAGCGCCCGTCGGCGCGAGTGACGCCCTCGTCGGTGAGGACGGCGGTGGACCCGGCGACGGTGATGTCGGCGTTGTCGGCCCACAGGGTCGTGGCGGGGGTGACGAGGTCGACCTTGCGCGCCTGCTGGTTCTTGAGCATGGCGGCGAGGTCACCCAGGTCGGCGTTGCGAGTCGTGATGGTCATGCTGGTTCTCCTTGTGTGGCGGGTCGTCGTGCGCTCGGTCGAGCCCACGAGTGTAACTATACACGACCGGGGGGGAGCGGGTCGCACCCCCCCGGAAGATCAGGCGGTGGCGGGCGAGAGGCCCGCCTTGTCCAACTCCCGCAGGGCGCGGGTGCTGGCGTCGGCGACGGTCAGACCGTACTGGGCGGCGACGACAGCGAAGCGCTGCGAGCCCAGGCCCAGGTCGCGGGCGACGTTGCGCAGCGTGATGTCGATGAGCGCGTCGCGGCTGCGGACCGGGGTCTCCACGCGGTCGAGCACGCGGGCGATGCGGGCCTCCCGCTCCTCGTTCTCGCGCTGCTCGCGGGTGACGTAGGTGCCCTGCTCCTTCTCGACCGCGATGGCCTTGGTGCGGACGTCGCAGTAGAGGGTGGCGGCGATGTCGGTGCCCACGCGGAGCAGGTGCGTCTCCTCGCACTTGCGGCACCAGCGGAGGTAGGTGGCACCGTCGGCGACGGGGTTGGTCGAGTAGCGGACGCGGGTCTTGGTGCTGACCTCGATGACGCCGCCCTTCACGAGCGCGATGGTGATGACGCCCTCGGCCCGCTTGTAGGCGGTGGCCATGGTGGGCTCGATGGGGGCGGACTCGGTGCCCGCGTACGCGAAGCCGACGCGGAGGTTGAGGGACTTGGCCTGGATGGTCTTGATGCTCATGGTGGAACCTTTCGGTGGCGGGTCGGTGTGTGTTGCTCTGTGTCTACGACTATACATGCACACCGGCGGGTGCACAAACTGATGTGGTGGTTCAGGGTGTGTGCTGGGTCACAGCCTTCGATCCGTCGTCGTCCAGCAGCCACCACCGCCCTCCGATGAGCACCGGCACCGTGCCCGGCTCGTCCTCGGTCCACGACACCAGCCACCCCGCCTCCCGGGACTCGACCTGCTCCGCGTGGACGGCGGCATGGCACCACGGGTGCAGCGCGAGCAGGTTGGACAGACGGTCCCCGCCGACCGTGCGGCGCTGGCGGTGGTGGCGCTCCATCCGCCCGCCCAAGTCCTTGCCGCACTTGTCGCAGCGCTGCCCGGAGCGTCGCAGCAGCGCCAGGGTGGCGTCCGCCCACTCGGCGGCGACCCAGCGCGGGGCGTCGCGGCGGCGCGGGGTGCGGCGGCGCTGTCTCATGCTCGGCCCAGCAGACCACGACGCCCGGACAGCGACGAAGGCTGCCCGGGCGTCATCTGTGGGTCCGACCCGCCAAGGACGGGAACCACTCCTCCGACAGAGGGAGGCGGCATGTGCGCGACTGTGAGGAAGCGACTGCCGTGCACAGCGTAGCGGGTCACGACAGGTCCCCGGGCTCACGGGGTCCGCCGATGATCTGGACGGTGACACGGCCCCGGGTGGTGGTCGAGTGCTCGTCCGGGTCGATGCCCAGCGCCCGCAGCACCCCCACCCGCCAGTAGCCGATCCCGGCGGCGTCGGTGAGCCAGCGCCGCACCTCCCACGGGTCGGGGATCTCGCCCTCCAACTCGGTGAGGTGCTTGTCCAGCACCAGCCCGGCGAGGGACTCGTGGTCCCACTCTTTGCGGTTCTTGGCGCGGTGCACGGCGACCACGCCCACCCCGGGCACCTCGACGTCCTGCCAGATGCCCGAGGCGCGGCGCTCGGTGATGATGTACCGCTCCAACGCCTCCGCGACCGCGAGCACGTCGGACACCTCGTGCCGGACGTGCCGCAGCAGCAGCGCCGCCTCCTCCCAGGTGAGGTCGTCCATGTGCTTGCCCACCACGCCGTCGAGTCGTTCGATGGCCTGCCCGACGCGTTGGAGGGCCTTGGCGAGCGCCTTGCGGACTGCTGGCTCCTCGGTCACTTGCGCAGCACCGCCGTCACGATCCACCCGGGCTCCTCGGGCTCCCCGGGGTGGCGGGTCTCGCAGGGCACGCAGAACGGCGAGTCGGGTCCGTCCGTCGCTCCCGAGCAGGGTCGCCGGGAGCCGTCGGGCGCGACGATCACGCAGCAGCACGTCCACGACCCGACCCGGACAGGCGGCTCCACCGTGCTCACCTAGGGCTCCCTCGGCTCGGGGACAGCCGCCACGGTGACGTCGGCGAACAGGTGCCACACGTACGGCCCCATCGTGAGCGACCCGATGTGCTCGCCGTCGCCGTCGAGCGGGTGCCCGGTGCCCACGATCCGCACCCAGCGGGTGAGCGCCTGGGTCTGCTCGGACTCGACGGTCCACACGGTCGGCACGCTGTCCTGGGTGGCGACGAGCGCCACCACTCCCGCGCCGATGGGCTGGGCGTCCGCCGTGAGACGGAGAGGCCACTTCAACACCCGGCGAGTCACGAGCCCTCCAACGTGTCGGCGGCTTCTTTGATGTGGGCGGCAGCCTGCCGGAGGTCACCCTCGGCGATCCGGGTGAGCATGTCGCGCCTCTCGTCGTCGTCGGTGTAGACGGCCTCGGCCTTGCACCACTGGGCGTTCTCCATCCGCTCCTCGGCCATGCTGAGGAGCGCCTCGGCCTGGTGGACGCTCTGGCGGCTCACTCCGCGACCGCCAGTCGACGTCGGCGCGGGGTGGGTCCCCCGGTCATCCGCTGCAAGGCTGCGAGCCGGAAGGTGGCTCGGGGCACCTTGTGGCCCGGGCTGTCGAAGTGGCCCTTGGCGAGGTAGCCGTCCACGTAGCGGTAGCCGTTCTTCAACACCTCGCCGCGCGAGTCGAGCACCTGCACCCGAGTGGTCTCGCACGACGAGCACAGCAGGGTCCGCTGGTAGGAGCGGGACTTGGAGTCGTAGGTCGCGGTGTACGAGGCCCACGCGTGTCCCAGTTCGCGGCAGTGCAGCAGGTTGGCTTCCAGGGCTGCCGCCCACTCCTCGGGGTTGGCGTAGTGGCGGGCGTCCTCGGCCACGGGTGTCTCCTCTCGTCGTCGTGCTCGGCGGCTCATTCGATGCCCTCGGCGCAGCGGCGCGCCTCGTGGATGCCGCCCGCCTCGTAGGCGGTCTCGTGGGTGGGGCAGCGGGTCATCAACTGCCCCAGGGGTCGGTTGGTCCAGCGGTGCTTGATGACGGTGCCACCCGGCCCTTGGTAGGCGCAGGTGGTGACCGAGCAGTACCCGGCCCGACCTAGCGCGACCGGCTCCTCCCACGAGAGCAGCGGGCGGCAGTCGGGGTCGGGGTCGCCCTGCTCGCGCATCCGGTCCTCGATCTCCGTGACGGTCATCCGAGGAACTCCGTCGGGCCGGGCAGGGTCTTTCCGTCGCCCTGGTGGGCGTACTGCCACAGCGCCTCAGCGGTGCCGCAGGACGAGCAGATGTAGGTGGCGTTGTCGTAGCGCGAGAGCGCTCCGGGGTAGACGCCGCGTTGGACGTCGTTGGGGACCCCGCCGCCGCAGCGCGGGCAGGGGCCTGCGAACTCTGAGGACGTCGGGTCCGACTTGGGGTCGGTCGTGGGCATGGTGGTTCCTTTCGGTGACGGGTCGTCGTGCTTGTGACTATACATGGGGAGGGGGGCGAGCGTACCCACCCCCCTCCCCCGGGGCTCACCGGCTGGCGATGAAGGCCCGCTGGGCGGCAGCACCCTTGGGGTACGGCCACCCGTTGTTCGTGGCGCAGATCTCGCCGTAGCCGATGAGGGCCGAGACGTGCGCGGAGAGGGTCTGCCCGCCCAGGGTGCGGCAGCAGTTGATGCAGATGTTGTGGCTGAGGCCGATGCGGGCAGCGTCGGCGGCGGTCATGGGGACGAGGCCCTCGGCGGCGAGCGAGCGGCCCACGCCCGGCGCGTACTCCCACGATGCGCGAGCGCTGCCGTCCCAGTCGCGGGTGACGGTGAAGCGCTTGGCGTAGGTGGAGGTGCCCGCCTTGTTGGCGACGACACGGAACGCCTCGCCGTCCTTGACGTAGAAGCCGACCTCGGCGGGAGTGTTGAGCGCGGCGGCGTCGCGGTCGGCCTTGGCGCGGTAGGCACGCTCGTCGTCCTCACGCTCGGCGCGCTGGATGGCCTCGGTGTACTCGCGGGTGGTGGAGTAGTCGGGGCAGCCCCCGATGTGCTGGGCGGCCCAGGAGCCGTTGGCGGCCTTGGCGAGCCAGCCACCCTCGGCGGCGACGCGGCCACCGCAGTCGATGCAGGTGGCGGGGTAACGGTTGGTCTTGCGGGTCATGGTGCGCATGGTGTTGCTCCTTGTGTTGGCGGGTCGTTGTCGTGCTGTCTACGACTATACATGCACTCCGCAGTGAACACAAACTGGCGGGAGCAGCGGCGCGGGGCTGTGGACGAAACCAGGACCCCGCGCCTCTCTCCTCTACGGCGTGCCGAGCACCGCGTCCACGTCGTCCAGGATGGCCTGGACGCTGCCCGGGGTCGCCTCAGGTGTCAGGTCGACCAGCGCCACGCGCGGGTCGATCCCGATGAGGTTGCCGATGCTGATGGCGGCGGCAGTGAGGCTGCGCCGTCTCGTGGCGGCGTGCGGGCTGTTCGACAGCGCCTGGTGGGCGCGGACGACCTCGGAGTAGGCGTCCCGGATGATCCGGTTCTCCCACTCCGCGATGAAGCCCTCGGGCTGGGTCGGGTGGATGAGGAACCACGCCGAGTCCGACCCGGCTCGTCGCGCGTACAACGGGACGCCCCGCTCTCGGAGCCAGCGAGCAGCCATCTGCCGTTCGTTGCGGGTGCCGCTGGGGAGCGCGTGCGCCCGCAGCCCGTGGCCAGTCTTGGCTTTCTCTGCCACGGCTCGGAGGATGTCGAGCGCGTGGTCCGAGACGCGGCTCACGACTGCACCCCGCTCAGGTCGTTCGGGACGCCCGCGTCGAGGTCCAGCCACGTCATCGCGTGGAGCACCGCCTCGCGGAGTTCCTTCACCGCCATGTCAGCCTCGGCGATGCGGCCCTCCTCGCGGAGTTCCGCCACCTGCATCTTGACGTCCATCAGGTCGCCCGCGATGCGGAACGTGACCTTGCGCCACCGGGGCGTCGGGTCGCCCGGAGCGTGGCTCTGACCCAGCGGCGACAGCCCAGCGCCCGCGAGCGTGTCGTTCATCTGCCGCTCCACGACAGCCTCCCCGACCTGCTTGAACGCCTCGGGGCTCATCCCCTTCACGACGTCCTCGACCACCTCGGGCGTGAGGGACTGCCCGAGCACGCTCGCGCCGTGCTGCTCCACGATCCTCTCGATGGTCCGCTCCGCGCCCTTGGTGGACGAGTAGCCGTCCGTCCCGGTCCGGGTCGGCGGCCACGGCATGTCCGGCACCTCGTACGTGTCGCCGAAGGTGACGGGCTGCGCCTTCCCCGCCTTGATGGCGTGCTCCCACGCGTCGCGGTAGCGAGTCACGGTCACGTCGGTCAGCAGTCCGACGATGCCCTTCTCCACGAGCGCGGTGACCGTCAGGGTTCCCATAGATCTATGGGAACTCGGTCGCGGTCCCGGCTTGTCGGGAGCGGGGCCGACGAGCGCGTAGACGAGCGCCGCGCGGTCCCACTCCTTACTGGTGACCAGCGCCCCGATGGACGCCAGCCTCTCGATGGCGGTCGCCGCGTCCTGCGGCAACCGGTGCTGCTCTGTCATGCGTGTCTCCCTTGGTCCCCGACCTGCCCGTGTGGCGGGTCGGACAGTCGACTATACACGCGGGCGAGAGGGCGCACGGGAGAACCCCGAAGGCGGGGTTTTGTCGAGAATCCGACAGATCTAGCGGATTCCCGTCAGGCCCAGGGGTTGGCGCTCTCGGGCTCGGCGGCGGGGGTCTCGGCAGCCTTGTCCTGCTGCTCGGCGGCGACGAGCGAGGCGACGTACGCGCCGATGGTCTCCGCGAGCGCGTACATGGTGTCGGCAGGCTGCCGGTCGAGGTCACCGACGCTGATGCCGCCGTGTCGCTCGCGCCACTTCGCGGTGACCTCCTCGCGGGTCTTGCCGACCTGGGAGGCGTAGTCGTCCAGCCGGGCGAGTGAGGCGGCGGTGGACGGGCCGTTCCACGCGGGCTCGGCGGGGGCCTCGTGTGACTCGTCGTCGTGCTGTCCCGCGCGCGAGAGGATCGCGGCAGCGGCCTCGGACTTCGACCACAGGTAGGTGGCGACCCCGAAGCGGAGAGCGGCGTTGCGGATGGCGTCGCCGATGGCCTCCTTCACCGCGTCGCCGCCCTGCCGGTTGGTGGCGTCCCCGTACCCGAGGCGCGTCACGCCCAACACGGTGAGCCTGATCCACAGGCCACCACGGCTGTCGAGCAGGGGCAGCCCGAACTGGTCGGTGGCGACGGGCTCCCACGTCCACGACGGGTCGACCTCCAGCAGCCGCATCGTGACTCCGGCGTGCCCGACGTAGGACAGGTGCACGGCGGGCAGCCCGTGCCAGCCGCCGCACTCGCGGCAGTTGCCCTTGGTGGCGTCGCGCTTGGTGGGCTTGGGCAGGGACTCGACCTCATCGGCGGGGAAGGGCCGCGCGAGCGCAGCGAACGACTCCGGGGTGGCGGGGTTGGGCGGCAGCGGCTCCAGGAGCCCGAACATGCGTTCGGCGTCGTCCCACGACAGCGCGCGGCGGGTGTCGACGTCGCGTCCCAGCGCCACCGACAGGTAGTCGAGGACGTCGGCGCGTTCATGGAGCCCGAGCCGGGAGCGCAGCAGCCCGTGGAGGTGCCGCATCTGCGGTTCGCTGATGCCCTTGAAGTCGTCGTCCCGGGGGACGTTCGACAGGTCGGCGCGGGACTCGTCGGGCGGTGGGGTGGGGGCCGCTGCCTTCTTGGCGGGAGCCCTCTTGCGGGTGGTGGGCTGGCGGGTCGGCTCGGTCATGTGGTCGCGTGCTCCTTCTCGTGGGTGGTGGTGCGGGTGGCGGCGTTGATGCCGTACAGCGTGACGGGTCGTCCGCCGGGCTTGGCGGGCGGCGCGTGGAAGCGCTCGATGTCACCTCGGAGCATCAGGATGCGGGCGGTGACGGCGATGGGGTGCGTCTCGTCGCCTAGGTCTGCGGCGACGTCGCGGCAACGGTGGAAGCCGGGGTGTTCCTCAAACCAGGCGAGCAGTCGAGCGCGTCGGCTGGCTGGGTCAAGGTCGTCCTTGGCGGGCACAGGTCTGTCCTCTCTGTGGGGTGGGGTTGGGTCGGACAGTCAAGTATACACGCGACAGCCAACGACACGCCGGGGGCGCTAGTCTGTCTCGCACACGTCCATAGAAACGCTCCCGCGCTGTGACGAGCAGCCGGGAGCATGACCTGAGGAAGCCAGGTGCATCAATGCTAGAGCACCCCCCCGACACAACGCATCCGCACCAGTTCACGATGGTCGAGGATGACGTCCTCGACGCTCTCGACGGCGACCACGCAGCAGCGCACCTCGTCGCCCGCATCAAGTTCCGGGCAGGCAGCGACGGGTGGTGGACAGCGACACGCGCGGAGGTGCTGGCGGACGCTCGGCTCACGCCAGGAGTGCTGCGCCGTCTGCTGCCCATGCTCCGCGAGGCGGGCTGGGTCGAGACGGAGCGGGTGAGGCCCTACGACCCGACTCTCCGCTACCGGGTGCTGAATCCGCAATCACGGAGTGTGGAATCCCCCGCCTCAGTGAGTGCGGATTCGACACCACCGGATGCTGAAAGTGCAATCACTGAGGATGCTGATTCCGCAACCACACTGTCTAGTAAGAACGTAGAGAACAAGAGCAAGAACACAGACACGCGCCAGCCCACGTTGGCGCTCGTCGTCTCCGGCCAGCCGACGACAGCGGAGTGGTTCGACCAGTGGTGGCGGCACTACCCGAGGAAGGTCGGGAAGCGGGCAGCGGCCAAGGCGTTCGCTGCTGCTGCCAAGCGGGCACCAGTCGAGGACATCTGCCGGGGCCTCGGTGCCCAGTTGCCGACCCTCGCGGCGATGGACCCTCGGTACGTCAAGCACCCGACGACGTGGCTGAACCAGGACTGCTGGGAGGACGACGTGGCGGTCCTCAACCCGCCCAAGCCGAACCCCTGGGCCGAGCAGCCGACGAACCCGTGGGGCGCTACTGTCGTCCGACCCGACCCGCTGCCCAAGGAGTTGCACTGATGGACGAGCACGACATCCGCCACCTGATCGGCCAGCGGATCATGCCGCTGGACAAGTTCTTCAAGGCGTTCACGCCCGAGGAGGCAGCGACAGTCGTGGAGGGCTGGACGCGGCTGCTGCCCGAGGTGCCGGTGGCGTTCGCGGAGGACGTCGTGACCCAGCACTACCGCAGCGAGACGCGGAGCATCCAGCCCGCCGACCTCGTGGCCGCGTGGACGTTCCTCCAACAGGAGCGACGACGAGCCGACCAGATCGAGCGCCGCCGGTCGGTCGCCACGGCGGACGACCTGCCCGGCAAGCCGCCCTGGTTCGATGAGGTGCGACGTCGAGCAGCGATGGTGGCAGCGACCGCGCGCGAGGAGGGACGCGACCCGACGGCAGCCGTGGCAGCGATGGCGTCGCCCGTCCGACCTCAGGGCATGGCCGGGCCGCTCGCGGAGGGTGCGACGACGACGGCGGAACTCCGCGCGGGGCTGCTGGACCGGCAGTGCAAGCACGCGAACATCTGCGCGTGCGACCACGTCGAGTGCCGCGACGGGTGGGTGGACGAGGAGGTGGTGATCCGCCGCCGGGGCAGGCACGTCTACTCGGCGGTGGTGCGGTGCGTCCACTGCTATGACGCGGCGGTGATGGCTGAGGAGTTGGCTCCGAAGAAGCCGAAGCGGCGTTGGCAGTGAGCGACACGCTGCTAGGAACCTCAGCGACGAGAGCCCGGCGCACCTATACACTCGGTGCCAAGTACCAGCCACCGGGAAGGGGTGGAGGTGACCATGATGATCGCCAGCCGCGAGCAGCAGGCCGCTCTCCTCAGCGTCCGCTGCACCTACTGCCAGGCACCGCCTGGCCAGTTCTGCACGTCCCCGCGCTCTCGTCGGCGCGCGTGGAGCGGTGCTCCGACCGTCCTCACTCACCTCGACGGTGCCTCCCACGAGGCCCGTTGGGTCGCCTCCGGGCTCCGGGAAGGTGCCTCATGCTGACCGCCGCCCTCACCGGCCCCACCCTCGACCGGCTGGTGGTGATGGCGCAGGCGTACGACATCGAGCCCGACGTGATGCTGGCCCGGTTGCTGGACCGTGACCAGCACGACCACCCGCACCGCTGCCCAACGTGTGCACGGCATGCGGCACGCGAACACCTGAGACTGCTCGCCGACGAGCAGCCCTCACTGTTCGTCGGGTGAGGGCGGTGGGCGCTACCTACGGTGGCGTCCACCGTCTGCTCGCGGAGCAGCGTGGCCCCGCGACCGCCCACGACTGCTCGTGTGGTGCTCCCGCACACCACTGGGCGTACACCGGCCCCCGGGAGCCGGGGGAGCGGTGGCCCTTCTCCGAGGACCTGTCGCAGTACGTCGCCATGTGCCGCCGCTGCCACAGCCGCTACGACCGGAGCGTGGTGAAGGCGATGAAGCGGCACCCGGACGACCCGCTCCTGTTCTAGCCCGCCAGGCACACGTACATGGTGACCTGCCCGCCGGGGGCGTTGAGGATCAACTCCCCCGGCGCGAACCCTGCCGGGCAGACCAGTTCCGTCGAGGGCGGACCGGGGGGTCCACTCGGACCCGCTGGCCCCGGAGCGCCCGGCTGTCCCGCCACACCCGCCACGCCCGGCGGACCCTTCGGACCAGGCGGACCCACCACCCCCCGGGGACCGGCTGGACCACGAGCACCAGCCTCTCCTCGTTCCCCCTTCGGGCCCTGCTCTCCGCGCTCGCCCTTCGGTCCGCTCGCACCCGCTGCTCCTCCCGCTCCGACTGCTCCCGCAGGCCCGGGTGGACCGGCGGGTCCGACGTCTCCGGGCGGACCCTGCTCGCCCCGCTCGCCAGCCTCCCCAGCGGGTCCGGCCACACCCGGGGGACCAGGGACACCGGGGGGACCCTGCTCGCCCGTCGTACCCCCCTTATCGCTTGGCTCTGGGGTGCTCTGGGGCTGGGCCTGCGCCCCCGTGACAGCGGCGACGAGCGCCGCCGTGGCGAGCACGCTGGCCAACCCGAACCCGAGCACCGGGCGGGACGTGATCGCGTCCAGCAGGCTCACTCGACCACCCGGCGTCCGCGCTCGGTGCGGCCCGCGAGGAAGCCCGCCAGCAGACCCAGCAGCGTGTTGATGACCGACCCGATGGCGGCACCCGCCTGCGACGTGTCAGACCCCGGGTCACGGATCTGGATGACGGCGATGGTGACCGTGGAGCCCACGATCACGAAGCAGATGGTGCCCGCGATGATGAGCAGCAGCAGGTCCGTGGTGGGGCGGTCCGAGAGCGGAGGCACGTCACGCCTTGACCAGTTCCAGCCTGCACGTCAGAGCCTTGTGGTCCGACGCCCCATGCTCAGGACCCCAGCCGCGCGTGATGGAGTCCTTGTGCCGCAGGTTGGTCGCCACCCAGATGATGTCCTGCACGTGCCGGATGGTCAGGCCCTCGTCGTCGGCGACGTCCTTCACGTCGAAGTTCGCGTCCAGCCCCACCACCGGCTTGCCCAGTTTGTCGAGCAGCCTCCGCAGGTTGTGCACCCACTGGTCGAGCCGCTGGTCTTGGAACCGTGGCGGCGGCGCGTGCCCGGCGACCGGGTGGCACACTTTCCCCGTCTCGCGGTGCGTGATCTCGGCGTAGGCGAGCCACCGGGCCAGCATCCCGTCGGACCCCTTCACCTCGTCGCAGGCGAACCACAGGGCGTGCTCATCCACCCGCCACACGTCGGAGTCCACGGCGATGCACGAGCCCGCCTTCGCGTCGCTGGACGTGTTCTGCAACGACTTCCACGACCCGGGTAGCAGGTCCGCGAGCCGGAAGTCCTTGGCCTCCTGGAGCATCATCACGGAGCCCCACTCCGTGATCTTGCGGACGTACTCCTTGTTCTTGCCGCGCGCGAAGTCCATGTTGGCGGTGGTGAAGCCCTCGACGGCAGCCATCACACGTGCTTGGCGATCCGCTGCCACGTCTCCCGCAGCACCTGGCGGGCAGGCTTCGACTCGGTCTCGCCGCTCGGGGTGGTGACCTGCATCTTGTCGGTCCACACGCGCTCGGCTGCCTCGTTGTTGTTCTTGGCCACCTCGTCCGCGACGATGCTCCGCAACTTCTTCCAGTCCTCGTCGTTCATCTCGTCCTCATCTCCCAGGGGCAGCGTGACCCCGTTCAGGTCCCCGGTCCACCCGAGGTACTCATATCCCCAGGTGCGCTCCACCCAGGCGATGTCCTCGTCGGACACGTCGCCCGACGAGTGACAGTCCGTCCCCCGCTGGCCCTGGTGGTGGACGTCTCCGATCACGATGTGCCCGTAGTTGCCGCCCCGGTAGAACAGGGGAGCCCCGTCGGGTGGTGTCCGGTCCCCGGGGTGCTTGTCCCGTGCCCCGTTCCACGCCTCGATGGCGGAGCCGTACAGGGAGTTCACCTCCCACCACGTCCGCACGTACTTCAAGCACATGCCCACCGAGCAGGAGCCTTGGTCGTGGGCGTGCCCGAGCGCCTCGGACGGGCCGCTAGCCACCATCGCGCTCCACCTCCTCAGCCGCCCGCCGCAGCACCGACCGCACGGCGTCGATGCGCAGCCGCAGGTCCCCGGGGTCGCCCTCGCGGGTCGCCAGGTACATGTCGACGTCGGAGAGCAGCAGCCGCGCGACGAGCAGCGCCCGGCGCACGTCGGGCGGGGCGTCGTCCTGACCGCCGGGTGGTTCCGGTGGGGCGTTGCCGAGCAGCGACACGGTGACCTCCTCAGGTCTTGATGATGAACCCCAGCGCCAGGTAGGGGTTGGTGATGTTGACGGGGGTGGACGCGCCGACGCTGCCCGACTGTCCCGCGTGGGCCGGGAACCCCAGGGCGTGCGTGTGCACCGCGCTGATGCCGGAGGTGGAGACGGAGTGGTTGTGGAGGCCGTCGGTGGAGGTGGGGATGGTCTGCGCGATGACACCCGACCCCCGGTAGAACCCTTGGCTGCGGACGTTCTGCGTCCCGGCGGCGACGCCGTGGTTGTGCCCGATGGGCGCGATGGCGTCGGAGGTGTACCCGCTGTGGGCGTGGTCGCTGGACACGTACCCGGTGTTCAGCACTCCCCCGTGGCCGTGGTCGAAGGTGTGCGTGTGGGCGGGCATCTGGTTGGGGACGAGGGTGGAGGTGAACGACCCGCCGTCCGACCCGAGCGGGTAGAGGGCGTCCGCGCCCATCGGCAACTTGGCGACCATGTCGGGGACGTTGAAGGACGACCCGGCTCCCCCGTACGTGGTGCCGATGGCGGCGAACAGTTCCGGGTAGGCGGTCCGCGAGTACGCCGCGCCGTCACACAGCAGCCACCCGGCGGGGACAGCGGAGGGAGCCTTCGACGCGAGCCCAGCCGACGCCGCGCCGTGCATAGCGAGCACGCCCGGGGGCACAGACTGGTACTCGTCGCCGCCCAGCGCTCGCACCACGAACGGCGAGTTGGCGGTGCCCGCGCCGTCCACGTCCATGCCCTCCCCGCCCTGGATGACGCAGGCGCAGCGGGCACCCAGGCAGTCGTCGTCGCAGCCAGCCATAGTCGCCTCCTCAGGTCTTGATGATGAACGCCACGGCGGTGTACGGGTTGAGGTGGCCGATGGGCTGGGACGTCCCCGGTCCCGCCCCGGACGGTCCCGCGTGAGCGGGCACGCTCACCGCGTGGGTGTGGTTGGCGTTGATGCCGTACGTGGTGACGGAGTGGTTGTGCAGCCCGTCGGTGGAGGTGACGAGCGCGCCCGAGTAGGGCGACGAGTAGCCCGCCCCGCCACCCGCGCCGCCCGCCGACAACCCGACCCCGTGGTTGTGGGCTCCGGCGTCGGAGGTGATGCCCCCGTGGGCGTGGTCGTTGGACTCGGAGCCCGTCCCCAGGGTGCCGCCGTGCCCGTGGTCGATGGTGTGCGTGTGCGGGGGCAGCATGTTCGGGGCGAGGGTGTGGGTGAGGGTGCCGCCGGTCTGCCCCAGCGGGTAGGTGCCCGCGAGCGCACCCAGCGGGAACCGGCCCGCCAGGTCGGGGACCGCGAACGTCGTCGCCCCGTCCCCGGCCCCGTAGGTGTCGCCGATGATCCCGAACAGGGTGGCGTACGTCGTCCGGGACACCGCCTGCCCGTTGGCGACTAGCCACCCCGACGGCACCGAGGAGCCCCCGTACATGACCACCGTGCCCGGTGGCAGCGTCGACCCGGGGGTGCCCTGCGCGGAGACGACTATGGGATTCTCGGACGTCCCGACCCCGGTGACGGTGACGTTCTGGCCCGCGACGACGACGCAGGTGCACTTGTCGCCTGAGCAGCCTGAGCACCTAGGCATGGCGTGTCTCCTTCGGTTGGGTCATGGTCTCACTTTCGCTAGGCGTCGGCGGGGAACGAGATGCCGTCCAGTGAGTGCTCTGAACCGAGCCCGGACGGGCCGTAGTAGGGGATCACGGAGGAGTTCGCGTCGATGTGGATGCAGGCGAAGCCCGAGGTGCTGCCCCACGACACGCAGCGCAGCCCGGACGCGAACCCGTGCTTGAACCCGGCGGGCAGGTTGAAGGCGGGGGTGCCGTACCCGCTGCCGTTGCGGACGGTGCCGCGCAGGTAGACGATGCCGTTCCGCTTGCGGTACGACACGGGCTCGGTGTAGAC